ATTCATCACCATATCTATCTGCAATTGGCCCACCTTCTGGTTCAGCTTCTTGCTCCATATCTATAAATACTTGTTTAATTTCGTCTTCTAATTCTGCTTTTATAGCTCTTAGATTTAACGCTTCATCGTAATCGATTCTTTCATCAACTATTGATTCGTTCGTTGATTTTTTATAGTCTTCAGGGTAGTTATTTCTAACATGAGTACGAATTACATTTCTTAATTGTTTTGCCTGTTCGTATATGTCTAGAAATTTTTTATCATCTTTAGCTTTTTGATACACACCTTTTGCTGTATTAGCTAATTCCATAGAATCTTCAACTAATTTAGTTAAATTAGGGATATATTCAATAGACCAAGATATAGCACCAGTATTGGGATCTACATCTGTAACTACAGACTTAACTCCATTATCTACTTTTATGTCGCCTAATTCTAGTTCTTTAAGTTTATATTTTAATCCCATTTGCTATTTTAATTTCATTTACTAATTCGTAGTATTGTAACAAATCAACTAGGTTATCATTATCTACCTTATCTGTTTTATTTAATTCTACTAAAAACTTAGTAATTTCGTTAATCTTTATTTTAGTAGCTTCGTCCTTAATATTTTTAGAAGATTCTTTTAATGACTTTTTAAGAGAAATTATTTTAGAATTATAAAAAGTTCTTAATCCTGGTGTTGAGTCTACGGAGTTAATAAATTCTTTAAGTACTTGTTTTTGTTCTTGACTTAAACCATCATACTTTTCATTAAATTTTTCTAGTAATATTCTATAAGTTAAGGACCTTACATCTTTATCGTAAGTAGCAAATTCTGCTAATACCTCATCCTTTTTAGTTTTATTTATTTCAGTTTTAGTTAAAAATTCTAATATTGTAATTTTACTAGCAATTAGCTGGTCATTGTCAACTACACTTTTAGAATTAACACCTTCAATTAATGTATATAAGGCTGCTGTTTCTTTGTAGTTTTTAATCTGTGAACCGAAGAAAGTATTTAAGTCATAATGATTTTTAATTTCATTAATTAAATTGTACTTTTGCTTTCTTAAGGCGCCTCTATTAAATATTTTAGAGTTATCTAAGGTAGTATTTAAATATAAGGCAGCTCTAGATTCATTTAATACTTTAGACTTTGTAATTGTTTCATACAACTTATATTCACGACCTAATTCTGTTTTTACAAAGTAAGTCTTTAGTAAGTCAATAGCCTTGGATTCTTTACCCGATAGGGTATCCGCAGTTATTTGTCTAACAAGTAATTCAAATAGTATACCCGTATTTTTATACTTTGAGTGTTTAATTTTCATCAAAAATATATTTATTTATAAATATTAAGATTTTAGTCGAGATTCATCAAGTAATGAAGAATCCACTTTATCCTGTTCAAATATTAGTTGTTTTTTGTCTAGACCCTTGAAGATATCCTTGTTTTTTAAGTACGTTATTTTAGGATCTTCAAATTCTGATAGTCTTGGTTTAGGGTCTCCATCATTTTTATCTGTACCTTTCATGCTTTTAACTCCTAAAGGATCTTTACCAAAATTATTATCTTGTTTTCCTCTGTTAGTAATCCCATCTTTAGGGCGACCTAATTCTGAATCATCTTCGGCATACCCATCAGGTACATTAGCTGGGTCTGACATTGTTCTGCCTTTACCATATAATGAAGCTAAATCGTGAGGTGTTCCATATGATTGACCACTTTCTACTGGGTCATTACCTTCTGCTAAGATTTGATCATTTCTAAATTTACGCTTAGAATCTTCACGAACTAAATCTCTATACTCATCATATTGGTCTTCACTAAAGTGATAAACATTATGGTAAATCCAATCAGATGGTACTAAACCTTGTTCTAATAGTGTACCTGCTAATTCAGATTTTGATTTCATTAATTCAATTCTTTCTTGATCATAAATGATAGAAGGAGTTGTCATTGATAACTCAAAATTAGTTAATGATTCATCTCTAAACCCTTGCGTATATAAGTGGACTAAAGCAATTTTTTGTAATTCTGATATTAATATTCTTTGTATTCTATCAATAGTACGGGCAAATCTAATATCTTGTTGTGCTAATGTAGATTTACCTGCTTCTCCTTCCCCATAACCCATAAAGGCCTTTGGTACTTTAAGAGCAGCAAATAATTTTTCTCTTAAATACTCAACATCAGCAATACCATCGTATTGTAACCCTGGTGTAGTATCAATTTTTGTTGCACTATCATTTCCACGAACTGGGATATAAAAATCTTCCAACATATTTTGCATGTTGTATTTTAAATTATACTCCCCTGTTTTTTCATCCATCATTGGAGTACGTTTCATGTTGTTGATAGTTTTCTGCATAAATGCTTCTACTTCATTAGGTGGAATTGCTCCAACGTTTACATAAAAAACTCTTTTTTCAGGAGCACGAGCAATTCTATGAATTAACATCGCGTCTTCCATTAACGTATATTGTTTAAATAGCTTTCTAGCAGGTTCAATATACGATCTACCATAAGGTAAATAATTAACATCACCTACCATTCTAAAATGAGCCATTTCATAGTTATCATATACTATACCACTTCTATCATCATTGATTCCATTAGCTCCTGCTACATTATAATAGCCACTAGAAGAACCACCAGAAAAACCTTCAGGATTCCATTTAAACCTTACTTCAGCAGGGTTTTCAGGATTTTGTCCTTCAATTCTTTCAATATGATACGCAGTGTAAGGGATTACATTATAAACACCAAATGTTTCTGCTATTTCTAATTTTAAGAAAAAATCACCATATTTACACATTTGTCTAACCCACATCCATAGATTAAATTCTACATTTAATACATCATAAAATAAGTTATATAGTATCTTTTGTATATCTTCATTAGAGCTTCTAATTTGAAGCACTTCACCCATATCATTTTTAAGAGTAGATTCATCTGCTATAATATCAAGAGAAGAGGCTATAATAGCATCTGTGTCCATTACATCATACTCTGAGTATAGTTGTGTTCTTAAATATTGATAATTTAAGTTGAATTGTGCTCCGTATAATGAAGTAGGAGCTGAAGAGTAGACTTTGTTAAATCTATCTACTAAAGCGTTTGTTTCGTATTCACCACTAGATTGGATATGACCCGAATCTATGGTTTTAACTTGGTTACCTCCAACATTTCGTATTACTACATCCGTTGAAAATAATCTCCTTAATCTTGTAAATACACTTGTATTTGCCATCTAATATATAATTATTGTTTATAAATATGGTTATAATAACCATCTAATATTCTCTTTGTTACCTTTATCATCCTCCATACTATATGGATTTTTTACTTGTTGACCATAACCTCCTCCATAACCACCTTGATATGGTGTTCTGTTAACTGTCATGTTACCTAATGTTTGTTTTGTTAAATCTATTCCTCTTTGTTTAAACTTTAATGCCGTATCTCTAACGTACATCCCCATCCCAAAAGCCATTACTAAATCATCATTGTAACCAGTTTGTGCCTCTGCTCTCCCATTTTTCCAAATGAAAACTTTCATTTCCTCTATTAGCCGTCTTGATTGGATTGTTACTCCTTTGTCACCAATATATTCTTGAAACTTACCTATTATCATAGGTCTTGTTTTAGATGACATTGTAAATCCTGCTACTTTTTTAGAATTGTCCTCATATTGGTCAAAATACGAACTAGCATTGGCTTCTCCACTCCTTTGTGAATAGTAAAGGTTAGAATAGTTTCTATCTATTGCTACTTGTATTGTAGCCCAACCTATATTAGCGTTTTCAATTACAAGTAAAGCTTCATTATATTCTGTAGCTAGGCCTACTAATAAATGTCCAAATTCTTTGGTACCTATTTGACCTTTATATTCTGCTACTTGAACATTAGTTTCAATGTCCATTACATGGCAAGTAGAAAAATCTTTTCCATCACCTCTAGCAACATCTGCTAGAACCATATAAGATCTAGAGTAGTCTGCATTTTCCCAAACCCATAAATTTTGATCTGCCCCTCTACGTTCTAGTGGGTCTTTAATAAAGGATTTTTCGTAATATTCTAAATGTTCATTGTAAAATACAATATCACCTGATGTACTAAAATCACAATCACATTCTTGGGCTGCTAATCTAGGATCACCTAATAAAGCATCTTGTGCATCTCTCCATGTTTGGTCTCTTTCAGGGTGTACATACCAGGGTAGTTTAATAGGTAAAAAATCGTTTTCTCCTTGTTCTGCTTTAACCCACATTTGATGAAACCAGTTACCTGTACCATAAGGTGTAGATAAAACAATAGCACCACCACCCGTTGCTAGGGTTTGTTGTGCAGATGCCCATGTCTCAGCAATATTATCAATAAAAGCTGCTTCATCAATTATTAATAAAGATACAGCTTCCGAACGTGCAGCATCAGCATTTGAAGATTTTGCTTGTATTTTTGACCCATTTGATAATCTTAGAGATAATTTATTGTTTTCAGCCGAATCTACTTTAAGCCATGAGGGTAAATTCTCCCACATAAACTGTACTTTTGTTACTAAATTTCTTGCTGTTGCTTGTGTTGTTGCTAATGCGAGTATATTTTTATCTTTGTGAAAAGTCATTAACCATAAAGCATAACCCGAGACAAGAGTTGATATACCTAACTGTCTAGATTTTAATATAGCACTATAATCATTATTTTGAAATAACGTTAATACTTTTTCTTGAAATGGGTATAGGTTGAATTGTATGCGACCACGTTGTGGATGCTGTATATAACAGTATTTACGCATAAAATGTACTGGGTCCGTAGCACATTTTAAATATTCTTGACGTATTACTTTTTTTATGTCAGCCATATTATTTTAGTAAAAGAATTACACCAACAATAGCTATTATACCTGCTCCTCCTGTTAATTTAGTTTTAAGCCTTTGTTTCTTCAATGATAACTTTAATTTTTTGTTTAATTCCTGTGATAATTCAAATTGGTTATTGTTATTAAACAATATAGAATTAAAATTAGTAATTTGGGAATTAAGATTATTAATAGTACTATCTTTTAAAACAATTTTATTTTCTAATAAAAAAACTTTAGTTGATACAAGAGATAGTTCTTTTTTAAGCCCATCACCTAATATTAGGTCTTTAATTACGAGTTTTACTATTGGTCTTTTTAATTGAATCGAGGTATTGTTTGTAACGCTCTGTGAAAAACCTAGTAAGCTCGTCATCGTTAAGAGAATCAACAGCATTAATTTTTTCATTTGTTTGTTTTTTTAATGTGATAATCTTATTATTCTGTAAATAAATCGCCTTATCTAATTTAAATATTTTCTGATTTAATGTATCTATTTTATATTCTAAACCATCATTTATGTTATGTAGTGAATCTATTTTAGACTCTAATGCCTCTATTTTGCTGTTATACTCAAATACATAGCTTTCTTCATTTGAAGAGTACATATTAATTAAATAGTAGACCCCAAAAAATGCTATAGCAAGGTATAAAAATCTTTCTTTAGACGACATCTTTTTCTAATTTAGCAACTAAAGCTTCTAGCTCTTTCTTTTTAGGAGTTTTTAATTTTAATTTGTCCTTAATTTTTTCTTTTTCAACACCATCTGCTTTACTATAGTCACGAGCTAATGATTTCATCTCAGTAGTAATATTTTTTAATGCTTTAACTGCTAGGTCTAATTTTTTATGTTTACCTCTAGCTCCTTTAGCTGCTTTAATTGCTTTAGTATCCACATCATCATCATCATCAATATCTTCTTCTAAACCTAAGTCCTTACTTAATTCAGCTGTTTTTTCAAGTTCTTTATTTAATTCAGCTCTAGCAGCTTTTTTATCTTGAATATCTTTTACTGTTTCATCGTCTTCAGAAAGTGATGTTAATATTTCTTCTTTTATAAACTCTTTTAATTCAGATCTTTTCATTAGATTTAATATTATTATTAGATTTTATTATAAATATGTTAAAGACTAGTAATATTCAATATTTGTTGAATTCGTTCCTCTGTAGATCCGGATATCTTTTCTATTTTGCCTGCTTTATGACCATGTCTTTTAATAAGTGTAGTAATTGTAAAATCAATTAAATCCCTATAATGCTCATCGGTTTCACGTATACCATTATCTTCAATTTCTATCCCATGAGGAGATATATAAAATATATAATCATATTCTCTAATAAATTCGCTAGCATATACTTCAAACGCATCTTTATCTTGGTGGGGTATTGATTTAGCATTTAAGGTAAACGCCATAACATCTAATATTGTTCTATCTGTAATAATATTATCGTACATTAATTCCCCACATCGTTCAGCTAAAAATACTGTTTGTCCTTTTAATGTTGAATCAGTATTCAATGGAATACCTAATGACATTAAATGTTGACTACGTTCTGTTGCAAATTTATAACCTTTAAATTGCTCTAATTCTTTTAAAGCATTTACTAATGTAGTTTTACCTACACTCATTGTACCGCATAACCCTATTTTCATATTAGTTTCTGTGTTGTGCTCCTTTAGGAGCTGGTTGTTTATACCAAGGTAAACCTGTTTGTTGTCTAATTGCTTCTTTGTGATCCTCTTCAGTATATTGGATACCATAGAGATAATATTCTCTCTTTTTTTCATTACCCTCGGGTATCAAAGCGGGACCTTCCCAATTGTGGAGTTTACCATCCCAAATGTGTGCTATAGTTCCATCTACTTTTTTTAATTTTCTACTTTTGGGAAATGGTGTTTTTTTATCTGCCATAATTATCATTTGTCGTAAATATACGAAATTTATATGTGTTATCCTAATTTTTTAATATATGTTCTGCAACATAAGTCCCTTGTGCACCACTTACCGTTATACCCCTAGCTGATAAAGCATCTCCAACGAAGTGGACATTACTAT